TACCAACCCACCAAGGCAAGAAACCGTCGCATCAGCCGTTATTGAGGCATCTGCAAGCCTTACGCGAATTCCATCTGCTGTGACAGTTGCTTCAGCCGTGATTGATGCAACACCACCTGCAACGATTCCACCAAAACATGAAACAGTGGCATCTGCGGTGATTGATCCAGCACCAAATTGAACCCTTGTTCCGTCAGCAGTTACTGTTGCTTGTCCTGAGACATCGGCTTGTCCGTATTGGACTCGTATTGCGTCTGCAACAAACGTGGCAACGGCCTCGATGACGCCTGTACCGAATTGGACTCTGATTGCTTCTGCAACAACGGTTGCTGCTGCTTGGATGTCTCCAGCACCAAATTGGACTCTAATGGCTTGAGCAGAAACGCTAGCATTCGCGTCCACCGATCCTGATCCAAATTGAACCCTGATTCCATCTGCCGTCGCAGTTGCGGTAACACTTACAGATGCGTAAGCATCCCACCTTGTAACGCTTGTGTCGTATAACGGAGAATCAAGCGTTAGCGTGAGATCGTCTAGACTCGCCTTGAGATTGTCAAGTGAGTCTATCGTCCACGGTGGGAGCAAATCAGCCATTAGGCCAGCGTCACGCTCAGGGAACCAATTGCAACTCGGAACACATCACCCGTTGCAATCGTCTTCGATGCGTCCAAAGGTGTGTGATACAAAAGATTTCCAGCACTAGAGGCGTCTCTAATGCCAACGTAGGCAACCGTTCCCCATGAGCCAGTGGCCTGTGGAAACTCGATTGCTGCTGAATTAGTAGAAACCCCATTGCTTGGCGCTCCAAACGTGATGGATTGCCGAGCATAGGCATTCCCAGAAACTTCAGTTCCCGTGTCCGCATCAGTTGGATCTGTCGTATACAGAGCCAGATAGACAGTGGTTGGGGAAGTGTAGGAAGTGTTCCGCAGAGTTGCGTTGATAAGCGCATTCTCCAGATAGTTGCTCATTTCAGCCATGATTTACCTCTTTGCCAGCGTCATTGCTAATGGTTGTGCAGAATACTCGCCACGGTCATCAGAAACCGTCAAAGTATCAATTGCACGTTGATACAGTGCTGCCCAAGTAGACAGCCTCTCATCGTTCATCAAATAAGGCTCTGCCTCTCCAAGAGATGCATACAACAAGGCATCTGGGCAGTTCGCCAAGAACACATTGGATGCATTAGTCGATGACAGATAGGTTGGTGCTGCGTAGTAAAGCAACTGAACCGTCATTACAGAGTCAGGAATCGGGGCGAACTGAATCTCGGAAGCTGTGATTGTGTAAGCCTTCGGTCTTCCAGTGTCAGTTGCCCTTGCATTCCTGAAAAATATGCTTGGTGCGTAATAAGTAAGCGCCTCAATCGGAGTCGTGTTGAGATGGATGTCTCTTAACTCAAGAAAGTCGCTTGGCAAAGAAACAGTTGAGTCGTTTGCAGTGGTCGATGCAGTGGCAATCTTCAGCATCTGACGAATGCGAAGTTCCCTGCGAAGACGGTTCTCTGCAAGCGTAATAAAGTCTGGAATTTGATCCGTCAAGTCAGTCCGAGCCAGGTAGTTGGCAACGGATGTCTTGAGATCGCTGAAACTGGTGAAAGGCATTAAATCCTCCCAGGACGGGTTCTAAAGGCTTGATTGTCTCGTTCGTTCAACCACGCCTTGAAACGTTTTTGGTCAAGGATGTGGAATCCGCGCATGATTCCATCCTTGTTCAACTGGTCGATCACCGTTAGCGGAATACTTGCGATTTTATTCCCAAACAGATGATTTGACCACCTAGTTCTTTCATCATACGAGTTGAACTCTCGTTTATTGCTTTCAACGATTCCAGAGACATCTTGGACAGTCTCGATGACAACTTCACCGTTATCCGTAGCATGAGCTTTACGTGAACGGAAATTGTTTTGCTTTGCTATTTCGTTGATGTTCATGTGAAAAAGGGACCAGAGTTTCCCCTGATCCCTTGTACTGTTGTTAAGACAGATTACGAAAGGTCTGCCACGATCCCATGAGCGGCTTCGGTCTTGACTTCCAAGGTGTACTCAACCAGAAGTTGAGTCTTGGCAGAGTCACCGGTAACAGCCAGGTCGTTCGTGAAGAACGGACGCAGGTAAGCAACAGCAGCGTACTCAGGATCAAGCACAAAGGCCACATCAGATGCAGTATTGCCCGACAGCATAAAGCGGTTAGGAACAACGCTCATCGAACCGAAATCGCTGAGATAAACGTCAGCAGCACCAATGATGGTCGTAGGAGCATCAGCAGGAGCCATGTAACGCTGTGCAGCGATGCCAGCAAAAGCCGACACGGTTTGCTTGTGGGACGGAGTGACCATCAGCACCTTGGGAGAGCCACCAGAGGTAAAGACAGACTTCACAACGCTCTGCAACAGAGCTTCGGTGAAAGTACGGTCAGTGCCGTTAGTGCGAGCAGTCGTGCCACTTGCACCAGCAGAGCCACCAGTGCCGTTGCTGGTGTTGCTTGCCAACCAAGTTTGCAAACCACCCAAAACGCGAGCCGTAGAGCCAGCAGTACCGTTTGACTGAACGGTATTGTTCAGCAACGTGAACTCCATATCGCGCTTGATTTCGCTGGAGGCTTTAGCCAACTGATAAGCCTTTTCAGACTTACGGCCTGCTTTGTCAACAGCTTCCAGGGTGCCAGTAATACCAACGGTCTTCTGGCTGATCTGGGTGCGGTTGCCAACACGGGTCGTTGCGGTCAGCGTTGCTTCCGTAGCATCAGCGCCTTCAACAGCAGCGTTAGCGGCAGCAGCAGCCAACGAATCGGTTTGCCACTCATGGTAGACCGCCGTAGCTTTGGTCTTTCCAATCGAGGACATAAAAGGCGTGTCAGTCGGAGAGATGTTATAGATCACATCCGACAGGTCTTCCCGCATACCAACTGCGGCATAGGTACGAAACTGAGGCATTTTGATTCCTTAAAGTAGACGTTCAAACAGAGCAGCAGCGTCGGAGACTTTTCCTGACTTCCTTAGCTGTGCATGAGCTTTTTTCGTCTGCTCGTCACCCGCAGCCTTTTGAGTTGCTGCGACGCCTGGTTTAAGCATCCTTGGCGCTTCTTGGACTTTCTTGGTTACGTCAGGCTTTTGGGCTTGTAGCTTGCGATATTGCGAAGCCTCCCAAAGAGCTTGGATCATGCGGGAATCATAAGCCTGAGACAGTTCATTTTCAGAAAAGCCTAGACTTGTTGCATAGTCACGCATCTGCTTCTTGATTACGTTCCCTTTTTCTGGGTGCGCGTAATCAGGAATGATCTCAGTCACTCGCTGACGCTCGGATTCAACACGCTGTGCAAGTTGGGCTTGTTGTTCGCGGTATTGCTGTTGTAGCAGTCGCTCACGTTCTGCTTTTACTCTTGCCAGTTGTTGTTCGCGTTCCGTCTTCTCTGCGAACTTGACTGCGTAGCCAATAGGGTCTGATTCCTTGAGCGCCTCAAGGTTCTCGCCCTGGTTTTGCTGGGTCAGGAATTGCTCGATCAGGTTTAGTCTTTGCGCGTAGGCATCACGTGCTTGCTTCGCCTGTTCAACAGCCAATCGCTCAGATTCAACGGCTTTACGTTGTTCTGCGAGCGTTTGTGACTTTTTTGTGTAGTCAAGACCCTTTTGATAGCCATCCACAAGTTCATCAAAGGTTACCTCTCTTTCCTCTCCAGCGGCTTTCACCCGGAATCGCTGCGGTTCAGGAGCTTCCTCTTCTTGTGGAGCTTCTTCAGGTTCAGCTTCTTCCTCTTGTGACATCTGCTCTTCAGGAGCTTCCTGTTCGGATTCCTGCGGAGCATCCATCAATCCAAGAAAGGATTGTGCTGCTTGATTCACAGTCATTGAACCACTGCCTTGCGGCTCGGTGTTCTCTGCCATTTGCTTCCTTCAATTTTCCGATTAACCGAATCGGTACGGATTCACAGAATTTTCCACCGCTTCTTAACGATTTGATCGCTATCAGCAATGGACTGGAAATGTGCAATTATTTCATCAAGAAACCTTACTTTCAAGTAGGCTTTCTCACGTTCTTCAATGTCTGATTCTCTGGAGTTAAGGATCTCTGTAATGAACTGCGATCTTAACGCATCTAATTCACCCTTGAACCAATCATCAGTTAGGAGCGTTTTTGCTCGCTCTGCTTTGTTCATTGTAGTAATCCGTAGTCAACCAATTCAGAAGATTGCTGGCCTAAATTAGACAAAGAACCAATCTGGCTTTGCAAAGCAGCCAAAGAATCAATGATGCTTGTCAGATCAGTTGGTTGGTATAAACCCTTAAGAGCGTCAATCTGTGCTTGTATTCCAGACAGGTCAGTTGGCTTGATTCCAGAAATCTGATTTTGCAGTGCAGCAATATCTGAGGTTAAGCCAGAGATGTCTGTTGATTGGATTCCAGAGACCTGATCTTGCAAAGTATTAAGTTGAGAAATTAACCCTGAAAGATCAGTTGGTTGAATTCCACTGATTTGGCTTTGCAATGAATCCAGTTGACTTTGCAGTGTAGACAAGTCTACGGGTTCATAACTTGGGCGGCTCTGAAGTTCTGCCAATTGGTCGTAGATCGATGACAAATCAACAGGTCCACGGCCTTGCAAGTCAGCTAGTTGAGATTGCAATTCAGAAAGATCTGTTGGTTTATACAAATCTCTCAAAGATGCAAGTTCATTCTGTAAGGATGTCAAATCAGTAGGCTGATACAAATCTTTCAGATTAGAGATTTGATCCTGCAAAGAAGTCAGATCCGTTGGCTGATAGAGATCCTTAAGACTTGTCAGTTGATCTTGCAAAGATGTCAGATCAAAAGAACCATACAGATCTTTCAAAGATGCCAACTGATTTTGCAAAGATGTCAAATCTGCTGGCTGATATAGGTCTCTCAACGAAGAAATCTGATCCTGCAATGCAGTTAAGTCAGTTGGCTGATACAGATCCTTTAATGATTTCAACTGGTCCTGCAACGAAGTAAAGTCAGTAGGCTGATACAAGTCTTTGAGCGTGTTTAGTTGGTCTTGTATGCTCGTCAAATCTGTCGGCTTGTATAGCCCCTTAAGAGCGTCCAACTCGCTTTGCAGCCCAGATAGGTCAGTAGGCTTGAACTGACTTCCGATCATATTGATCTGTTCAGGAGTCAACTCAATTCCACCAGCCAACTGGTTTTGCAAAGATGCTTGCTGATTGGCTAAATTGGTCAGTTGAGTCTGAATGTTGGCAAGCGTTTGATCTCCTTGCTTCTGGACCACTGTACCAATAGCAGGAGCTTCCCAGGCTGAAGGGGTATAGAGAGGACGCTGAGTTGGAGTTTGAATCGTTTGCTGTGGAGCGCCAAACTGCATCGCCAACGGGGTTGTTTGGTCAATAAACCTTCCAGCACCATAGCCATACCCCTCACCAAAATAACGATTCTGATAGCCTTCAATAGGAAGGCTTGTCAATGGCAATCCAGCAAGCGTTTGTGGGATAAACGTATCAGCCGGATTTATCATCGTCTGCCAAGCATTGTTCTGCGAGGACCCAGACGGTTGACCAGAGGTTTCCCAGTAATAACCACCACCTGGGCCGTAGTAACTATCATTTCCGTAGCCAGTTTCAATGTCAGCCATGATTACCCCGGAATTTGTACGTTCGTTGCAATGCCAGCACCGACTTTAGCGGCTTTCAACTGGACCTCGGCTTCAAATTCTTGCTTCTTCCTGACCAATTCAGCAGCAGCCTTCTCACGCTCCAACTGAATCTGGGCAGCAGCTTTCTCTCTTGCCAACTGAATGTCTGCTTGAGCTTTTTGCTGTGCAATGGCGATCTGGGCATTTGCCTGAACCATCATTGCTTGTGTAGCAGGATCTTGCTGCGGCTGCTGAGGCTGCGGATTGCTCAAAGCCTGATCCATCTGTGGCGTAATCGTCTTGAAGAAGGTAGCCGCATCTTTGAATCCAGCCGCCTCGATCATCCTTCCAAGAGTCTCCCGATACTGACCAACGCTCACCAAAGGATTGGCAGGCCCGTATTGCTGGAGAATTTGCTCTTGCTTGGACAGGATCATCGACAGCATTGCCATCTGTTGCTGCTGATTCCCAGTACCAAGACCCACAGAGATAGAGACATCATATTGATTGCTCCACATCCTTGGATCCATCGCCACATATTGACCATTCATGCGGATGATGCGTGGCTTGTCCTGATACTTGCACAGCAGATGCAGGATTCCCTTAAACAGACTCTTTACACCTGTCTCAGCAAAGATCCTGGCGATCAATTCCAACTTGCCAGAAGATGCATTTTGGAATGCAGCAACAGCCGTTGCAGTGACGTTTTGTAGGATGTTTGGATCTAGGCCCTGACTTGCATCAGAAATTCCAGTTCTCTTTGCTTGCGTTTGATCCAGGTATTCAAGCATCGGAAAGGCTTGATTTGCAACTGGCTGCACAGCAAGAGGAACAACCGCATTCGGATCTTTCATCCGAACCACGCCACCAGGCGTAACACTCAGCAAATCCTCAATGTTGACTCGGCCTTCAACAGCACCAACCCGCGCATTGTTTGTCAGATACAAGTTATCCAACATCTGCCGAGTAATAGTGGACTTCTGGAGTTGAAGATCCATTACTTTGTCAGCAAGGCTCAACCCATAAAATTTATGGGGAATTGGAATAGGACAGAGACTGTGGAACGGAACATAGTCCGTTTCCTCTTGCTCCATGATCTTTTTGCCAGCGTAGACAACCCGATGCAACTCTGCGATTCCGTCTCCATCCATGTCAGCGCGGATATAGCACTCATAGACTTCAACTTCCTGCATTGATGGGTCGTTGGACTCCATTCCGCTTGGTTGCTCTCCTTCAGAGAATCGAGCCACACGCTCTGGAGAGAAACTCAGATCGTCGTAAGCAGGCAGGTTGTCAACAATCTCTTGCGGATAACCCATCGCAACCAGATCAGACCTAGCAAGCAAAACTCGATGTGCGCAGAAAGGCGAGTCAGCAATCGTCCTAGCACGCTTAGAGATCAGGAACTCTTCTGGCGGCAGATTCTCAATCTTTACTCGCCCAATCTTTGTCTTCTTCATAACTTTTACGCTATGAGAAGACTGAATCAGTTGAGCGCCATCAGTCCCAATCGTTGGTGATCCATCTGGATTGAACACTGGATAGGTAACCGTCTCCTGTTCAACGATCTCCCGAGTACCATCCGAAAGTAGGAGGGTCAATTCATCGTCTGTCAGGTCTTGGTAAGTTTCCTTGGTGATGTCGTAGGAATCGTCCCAATAAGCCTTAACGATGCCGACTTTCTCAAGGAGTCCGTCTTTGAACCAATCGTGCAGCAGAGCAAAGCCAGGGTTGTCTTTGTAGAAAACCCAATTTGTGTAGTCTGTGGCTTGTTTAGCTGGACCTTCGTCGCCAGGAGCAACAGGTTCAAACCGAACGACATCATCACTAGCAGTAAAGATGCGAATCAGTTGAGGCAATGCGCCATCAATGACTTCTGCAACCTCGCCAGTAACAATCTGGCTGCGGCCTTCTACCTCATTCCCGTACGGATAGCGAAGGTAATACTCCAGAGCTTTCGTTCTCGATTCCGTCGTTTCGCTCTGCACGTAACCGATAGCGTCGTCGATTTCCTGATCCAGCAGGCTTTTCAGGCTCTCTTGATTCATTCTTCAATCCTTCAACTTCAGATTCCAGTTTGGCGATTCTGTCTTGCAAAGACTTAAGAAGCGCCGGAAGGTTTCCTTGTTTGTCAACCCACATTCAGACCACCCACTTTAAGTTCACGGACAAAGGCTTGCTCCAATCGCCGCCTTGTGTGTTTATTCCAACAGCCATGTATCGGAATGCATCACTTGCGTGAGAGGCCCAATTGTGTAGCGGCTTGTCAAAGTAGACGTTTCTTTTTTCGTCGTACTCGCGTCGATAGTTTCTTAAAGCGTCAAGTCCTTGCTTAACTTTTGGCATATTGAACCAGCACTTTGGAAGCATTCTCCTCACTGACTGAATGCCATCAGCAACAGACAGTCTTGGTGCGACAGTAATGCTAAGTCCTGCTTCTTGCAGCATTTCTTTTCTGCTGCGTCCAGTTCCGAGTTCCCTAACCTCAACGTCATGAGGAAGGATGTGCTCGGCAGTGTGCCACTTGTTTTCTTTAATCCAGTTTACGTACCAATCGAGTCCAACACCGTGATTTTCCACGAAGTCCATGACTCTATATTCTTGCCCAGCAGCCTGAAGCACCCAGATTGCTGTTGAGTCACCAACTCCTAAGTCCCAGGCCGTGAATGTCTTTGTGAGATCGTCTCTTTCAATCTCAACCATCCGTTGTTTTTCTTCCAACTCATTGAGGAAGGTTGCGTAATAAGCACCCTCCACAGCAGCATTGAAAGAACACTCAAACTCTTGCTGGTACTTGTCTTCACCCATCTCCCTCTTTGCAGCAACCAATTCCTCATGCGGGATTAACTGCGTCTGAGAGGCTTTGAACTCTAGTGATGCCCAGCCAGGTTCTTCTCCAGCCCTGTCTCTTAAATCCTTAAAGTGGTTCGCCCCTTTGGGAGTTCCAATAAACAGCGCCCAGCCTTGTCTATCAGCAAGTGATGGACGAATGATCTCGTTCCAGATTCTTGGGTCTTGGTCTCCAATCTCATCCAGGACAACACCATCAAAGTATTGGCCCCGAAGTGAGTCAAAGTTGTCAGATCCATACAGACTTATCCTGCGCCCCCAGAAGTCCACCCTTAGTTCAGAGTGGTTTGCTGTTGCGCTCAATGGAGCTGTGTACTTAAGCAAATAGTCCCAAGCCACTCTCTTTGCTTGAGTGTAAGTTGGGGCTATGTAAGCGTATCTTGGAGCTTCTTTCTCGTTCTCGACTGCGGCTTTAATCAGATGATTCAGGGCCGATACAGTCTTTCCCATCCGTCTGTGGGCAACGACAACAACGAATCTATTGTGGTCAAGAGCACTGTGTATTGCTAACTGCGGTGTTCTTGGGCTATACGGAATTACGATCTCGTTTACTTGGCCCAAGTAATCACCTGCTTGATAGGCTCGCCATTAGCACCACTGACTTCAGTTCTAGCCAGCTTTGGAATGTGGTACTCAATTGCCCTCAGATACAAATCTGCGGCTTTTGCAGTAGCTGGCCTAATGCCCTCAGCTCCCTCTTCAACGCGATCAAGCCATTCCTGGAGCTTGTGTGCGTTAACCTCTGCAAAAGTGGGTATAGCGGCCCGTACGTCTGCC